CCGCCAAAGTAGTTACAGGCATTGAAACTGGTGTAACCGGCTTCAATGTGGTAGGAGCAGGAACCAAAAACTCCAATGGTGGAGAAAGCTGAATATCTTGTTGACGTTGACACTGTTCTGATGGTATCAAACCAGCTTGAGCACCAGTTAATGTTGTAGACACCGTATTAGATTGTGCAGTAACAACGTCTGTGGTACTAGTATTTGCTGTGCCAGATCCCAATCCTGTAGATGATGCATCGGATTGAATTGCGTCTTGAGATTTCAATGGAAGATATGGAAACACGGTGTTAAAATCACTAACCGTTTTACCTTCTCCGGCTTTAATACGCAACTGAATGATGGTATCTTTACTAGCAGAAATCAATGCATCTTTACCCGACGAATTGCTAATTTTAGACAATTCGGTAGTTAAAGTGGTGATTTTATCTTGAAGTGTCTTTTTCTCAGATTTGAGCGTAGTAACTTTTACGTCTTCTTTTGGTTCAATATCTTTGAACTCGGAGATATTGATATCGTAGACGTTGGTTATAGAGTTAACTTCGTAAACATCTGGAGTTAATGTAACTGCAAAATATTTCTCAGTAGAATCGACAATAATCAAATTACCAAATTCGTCAAATTGATTATCATATGATCCATCCCGTTTAAATGAACTTTGTGTTTCTGTGATCATCTTACAATTTTGAAATAAGTATTATTGTCGAATACGTCAATGGCACCATTTAATTCTGTCTTGATAAGAATTTTAAAGTATCTTTCTTGTGGTAGACATGACATGTCCAACATGAAGTAATTACCATTAGAATCACAACTCAACTTGGTACCTTCATCAAAATCAATAATTACTTCTTCGGTTTCAGTATCTTTAATCGAATAGTATGAAGTTTCAGGCAAATACTTTGGTGTCAAATATGCGGTTTGTTGTGTTGACTTAACAAAATTCTTGAGTGGGAACTTTTCTCTCGCAAACACGTTTATTCTCACAACACTGTTGCTCTTGTATTCTTTCTTGACATTCTTTAATATCACAGCAAGTTGTGTATCATCGGTTATTGGACTCAAACTGCCTGTTACGAATACAGAGTCGTCATAAACTACATCTACATACGGAGTATAAATCGTGTTGGTTTCTTTTCCATAAAATCCAAGATTTCCGTTGCTTACGTTTTGAGTGTTTAACTCTTCGGAAGTTAATAAAATGAATCCTTCGTTTGGAACACATCCACACATCCATGACTTGACAATAGGAGTAACATCCATTTTGATGTCAGATGATTCGTATCCAAAACTCTGTGACATGATCAACGAACTTCCAGTATAAAGAGTTGAACAAAAACTAGATGTTGGTACTGTCGCCGAATTTGGTACAGAATAATACCACGTTCCGCCGCCATTTCCAAATGCAATAGATTTATTCGATTCGTTGGTCAGATAATCATAAAGATCTTTGGTTGGATTTGAAGGATACCACCGTGTTCCTCCAGTAGAACTATAGTCTCTATAGTTCCAACTTGCACCAGTTGTAGAACCGTTGTCAGCAAATCTACCATTTCCCATTTCCCAACTTTGACTTATAGGATATGCGTAAAGTGTGTATGTCAATGGAAGTTCTTTTTGTTGAAGTACTTTCATGTTCAATACAAACTTGGGATCAGAAATATCACCGGATGCAATAGAACTTGAAACTTCCGAAACATCAAACTTGATCAATGCTCTACTGAATTTTGAGTAGGTATTGAAAGAAAACATTGGATTGTAATAAATGTAACTTCCGTAAATATCACCTTCCATATTTCCAGAAATACCGTACAAACTTCCCGAAAGATTTGTCACAATACCTGTCAAACTGCCAGAAATATTTCCACTGATAGATGACCCGGATATATCGCCTGAGAAATCAGTTACACTCCCACTAGCGAACAAAATAGAAACGGTTTCATCTGTGTACGTATTACCATTCAACAAAGCGCTTGCAACGTGGCCAGAAACGCTTCCAGTTACAGTTCCAGTGAAACGTGTCGTTGTGAAGTTGGCACACGATGCCGTTGGATTTGCGTACGCCACCACAGTACCGTAAACTACGGATATTTCGTTGGGTGTATCCAACGCAATAACGTTGGTGGTACTGCCTGTAAAATATCCTACCAATGATCCACTGAAATTTACAACATTATTGATGATGTAATTGTCTGAATCTAAACTTCCTGATTGATATTTGACAACAGATTTGACGCTTGACGCAACCGAACTGATATTCAACAGTTCATCAATACCAAAATTTTTGTTTTCAAAGTTGGTAAAGTTAGTTACGTATGTGTCTTTAGATGGAAAAATAAAGATATGCATATTATACTGATGTGGCTTTTATGTCTACGTCTGGGTATTTAAGTTCAAACACACACGGATCAAGAGATGGATAAATGATTTTATTTACGGTTGCAGCATCAATGTTATATTCTACATCCGAGTACGTTCCATTTCTTGATGTCAAATTATTGATCTTCAGATACGCAACAGATTGAACTCCTTCCACTTTGGCGATTTCTAATTCCAATTGACTCAAGTTAATTGGTTGATTGAATCCCCACAAATCAATATTAAAGAAATCCTTGATGGTCTGTACACAATTTGCCAACACTTCTTTTTTGTTGAAATTGTTGTAAGTGACAATCTTAAAGTCCACACCAATATTGATGATATAACCATCAATCAAATTGATACCGTCAGTCATCATACGATATCTACTCAAATATTGACGAAGATTATGCAACAATGCTTGATTTGGTTTTGTCAAGTTTTTGTTTTCATCATAACTCAACAAATACAAATTAACTGAAAATGGATTCTTCAGATTACCACTAATTTGTCGATTGCTGATCACTTCATTGTTTTGTGTCAACTGTCCCTCGACAATAGAATTAGCGTTCAAGTTGTTGTCGGATATTACCGTTGCTTTAGCTACGGATCCAAACTTGGCGGGCATAGCGTAACTACGAGCAATATAATCATCAGCAGTCACAACACGATTTTGAGCTGCAAAAAACGCAGTGGCGTTTTGTTTAACTTCGTCACTTGATTCGGGTCCGTCACCACCAACAGCAGGAACATTGTTTTCTGCTGCCAATGAATTACGTACTACCTGAAACAAACTTTGTTCTGCATTTGACAATACCGAGATGTCATTTTCGTATTCAACACTGACGATTTTGTTGATATCTCCAGTTTGACTGTTTGATTCAACTCCACCACCAACCAAATATTTGACCGTAAATTGAGTACCTTGTTTAGGATACACACCAAACGAATCAGAATTAACAATGTTTGACGGGTCAATATTGACATTCAAGTTGTTCAAATTTGACAAACTCACACCAAGAATTTCAGCTGATGGAATAACAATTTCATCATTCACACCCTGATTTCCCGGTCCAAATTCTAAATACGTCAAATTGTTTTGGTCAATATTTGTAACAAATTTGCGTTGAGTTCTCAACAACTTAACGATATTTGGAACGGAAGATTGATATTGAATGAATCGATCATCGTTCAAAGATACGTTTTCATATGATGTTAACACAATATCTTGAGCAAGATATTCAACTTCATACCAAGGTACGTTGTCTTGATCACGTACATCCAAAATTTCAAGAACGTTTGGTTCATCCAAATACAATTTGTAGTATGGAGTACTTTCGTTAACAATAAAAGTCTTAGTTACAATTTGTCCAGAAATTCCGTTTGCGGTTTTCTTTATCAAAAAGAACTGTGGAATACCATATTCATCTCTGGAACTTACCGTTATTTCTCTTGGAGAATTAACAGTATCCATAGAAAAATCAATAACATCAGCTGTGACAAATGCTACTCCAGCACTGTTAATTAACTGCATTCCAGATTTGATACGTAGAGTATACTTTTCATCAGGAACATATTCACCCACGTCGTTTTTAATTGATGGCACCAATTGATACACATCAAAGTTGGTTAACGAAGGACGAGATACCTTTGGCTTATATCCCAAGAATTTGGATAATGCTAGTACGTTTTTACGTTCTTCGGTGTATGGAAACAAACTTTCCTTGAATTGTTGATCCAAGTAAAATGAAAGTACATCTCCAACATAGGCAGCCATATCAATGAAGATGGTACCGGGAGAAGAGTCTGAAAAATCCTGATAGTTCTTTGGAAAATACGTCTTGGTATACTCAATCAGGTTCTTCTTAAACTGAGAAAAATCTCTGTTCAAATAAGATATGTCCTTATTTGTTAGAGGTTTAAATGTTTTCTGTGTAGTCGATGCCATAATTAGTTATTTTCCAAAAACATTTCGATTTGAGCCTGATCGTTATTGACAGAAATGGTCAAATTAATGTATAATCTATAAATATCCACGTCTTCTTTTTTTAAAACTTTAATGTCAATATTATCAATAGTTGCAACTGGAATCCAAAAATTGATATCAGTTGTCAAAGATTGTTTAACACGTTGTGGTAACGTTGTGTCATTTGGATCAAACACAAAGTTATTCAATGAATGTCCAAAGGTAGGTTGCATACGACGTTCTCCCTTTCGTGTGTTCAAAAGGTTAATTATGTTCGTTTTTACCTGTTCCAAAGTGTAAATGGTCTGGTTGAAAAACCCGCCAGCACCATTTTGAATAGGTAATGTCAACCCAATTGGATATAATGTTGCCATATTACATCATTGATACAGACCCAGATGAAAGTCCACCAGACTTCTTTTTATCAATTGCCTTCATCAATGCTGAATAATTCTTTGTTAATGCTTGTGCTACAACGGGTGGTGCTTGTTCAACATTATCCATTACAGATGGTGCAGCCAGTTCCGATGTTACCATACCACCTTCTTTTGGAAGTCCACCAACAGTCTCATTCAACGCCTTATTTAGAAGTTCGTTACTTGTATACTTCTTATACTCTTTCTTTGGTTGAACAACAGGTTGTACTGGAGTAGATGTGGTCTTTATCTTTGGAGCAGTATTGATCACCTGT